ATGCAATGCGCTTGGAATGGCAATGGCTGGGCGCTGCTGGCCTTCCTAGTGCTGGGCCTTGCGTTGGCCAACATCAGCGTTCCGCGCACACGCTGGGCGTTCTATGGCTACTACGTGGGTCATCTGGCCTTGCTGGCGTCGATCGCCACGATTCTGCTACCCTGAATTGCAGTACAGGGGCTGCTCGCCTAGCAAATTTCAGGATGAAATGCAATAAGGCAATAATCGCGCCAGCTATATGGCGTCCATGGTTTGTTTTGGCTTCGTTCGCAATTGCCCAAAATTGCATCGCACAGCAGGTTTTCAAGTGCGTGGAAAAGGGCAAGCCGGATTCGTACCAGTCGCATCCGTGTGCGAACGCCCCTGCCGTCAAGGCATGGGACGCGGTGCCGGATCGGGAGAATCCGTATCTGCGGGCACGGCTGGCGCAGATGCAGCGTGAGGTGGATGCGCGTCGCGTCGCTGATGCTGCACGTGGGCCATACATGGCGGGTATCCGTGGCGGTGGTTTCGGTGCGGCTATCCCGGCGGCGCCGTCGCGTTCTGTTTCGCGCAATTCGTCCAGCTATGCGTGCGAAAGCGCCAGACGACAGCGCGATGCGGTTTACAGCGGAGCCGGGCATCGCCGTTCGTTCGCGGTTTCGCGCGCGATGGATAACGCCGTCTATGACGCCTGCAAGTGATCGGGGGGCAGGGGCTGTGCCCCTGCGGTGGCGCCGTTACCCGGCGCGCGTTCCAAAGTGGCGTTCGCGCCAGTCGCCCAGGTCTACGACGACAACTTTCACCATCGATTGCTGACGAGCTTTTCTGGCCGCGCTCCGGGCGCGCGTGGCGTCCCGTAGGTCCGCGGCATCCGCACGCCACAACAGGCCGCGCAGGCGGCGTTCTGCGATGCGTTCGCCGCTGGGGGCTACAAGGTCGCGGCCGGCAAGTCGCCAGCCGGCCCATGGCCCGTGCAGCTGCACATGGTTGTCCAGGACGTGCCGTGCGTGGTCGCGGGCGCAGCTGTTCGGGCAAGGCTTGCCAGCAGGCCAGCACGGCGGCCTGTGGTCGATTTCGTAGGTGTCGCTCACGCCTCAATCTCCATATCGGACGGTGGACGCTGCGGCAGGCAAGAGGTGATCCATAGCCAAATCCAGCGCAGTCGGCGCAGCGCGGCCGGCTTCGCTCGGGCTGCCCGTAATTTCGCATAATGTATATTATGTTAAAGCTCGCAGCGACCATTCGGTCGTGGCTCGGCTCCTGCATTCGGTGGTGGCTTGCTGGTCTGGTCGACCGGCACCGCTCACCCAAGGACAAGGAGCTTGCAGCATGAGCATGACGCACGGAAACCACACCTGGACCGGTTGGCGCTGGACCGAGAACGGCCGTTACCTGGTATCGCCCGACGGCGACCACATGACCGCCGAACGGCTGCGCGGTCTGGCGTGGCGCGATGCCATGGAGCTGCGCCGCGCCGGCTATGCGTCCAGACGCAAGGCCGAGGCCGGCACTCGCGCGCGCCAGTATGGCGTCAAGGTCAAGGTGGTCATCGTCGAGCTCGATGACTGGCGGGACCGCCACTTCGGCCGCGCTGGCTGAAAAACGGGTTCGCACGAGGGAGTGGCGCGAGGTTCGCCGCGGCAAAGCCGGTGGACCGGGATCAGCTGGGGCCGAGGCCGCCCAGGCGCGGGTGAGGCGTTTTCCGTGGGGCTCTGCCCCACCCCACGGCTACAATGCGCCCAGGACGACGCACAGGGGGATTCATGGAACGAGAGCGACCGGAGTACCTGCCACCCATCAAGCCGCGCGGCTGGAGCTTCCCTTGGATGCTGGTGATCGGGATAACGGTCCTGGTGCTGGCCGGATACGGGGCCAAGCAACACCTGGCGACCCAAGCGGCCTGGAATGCACGGTTCGCGCGCAAGGCCACACCACCCCCGGCACCGAGCCTTCCACCCATGATCCAGGACGCCGACCCGGTGGAACAGATCCGTCGCGCCCAACAGATCCGCGAGCGCGCCGAGCGGGACATGAAGGAACGCGCCACTTGGCGCTGCATCAACGGCACACCGTTCCGGAAGATTCCAGGCGGCTGGGAAAACGTGCCCGGGCAACGCTGCTAGTCAGAATTCGCGGGCATTCCGGCGACGCTCACGGCGGCGCTTGATGAAGGTCTCAATCTCAGCCCAGGCGATGCCCAGGATGGTCGGAACAACGAGGATGAGCGCGATGACGATGGCGCCGGGAGAATTCCAATCCATGCCCCACTCCTTTTCGTAACGCGTTACTTCTGCGGGTAGCGACGGGCGAGCTCAGCGACCAGGGCGCCAATGCGCTTGCGAGACGGTGCGGCGCCGCGCCCACCCTGGGCGACCAGGCGCTGCAGGAAATCTGCCTCCCCGCGAATAGCATCGAGCAGGACCGCATCGGTCAAATCCATCGTTGTATCCAGGTAGTGATCCGCCTCAGGATTGAGTGCGCGCGGGGCATGGTGCGCAATGGCGCCTGCCCTGGCCTTACGCAACTCACGATAGCGACGCTGCTTTTCTGCGGGACTCAGGGGGCCCTTCTCGCTATCCAGGCAAGGGCGACCACGCTTGGCCGGGATCATGTCCAAGGTGCCGGGGTCTTTTTCGTCACGCATCACTAAATTCCTTTTCCGTTGCCGATGATGCGATATTAAAGTAACGCGTTACCAATGTCTAATGGTCATTGGTTATAAGTAACGCGTTGCTAAAGTGTCGTTGTCGGCGGCGTGTACCCGCTGATCGTACTGGCCGGGTTCCGCGGGAACACGTCCGCACGCTGCCCGGGTGCATACCCGATGACACCACCGGGAGCGGCGGCGCCGGCCTCACTCGCTTCGCTCGCAATGCCGGCGCCACCGCTCCCGCTCAGGTTGTAGAGGCGTTGTTCCTTCTCCCGCACGGGCATCTCCCGGGGCCACGGCGTGGCGATGATCACGTGATCGCCGGCAGCCAGGCGCACGCCGTACACCGTCCAAGTAGCTGCGAACCCGAGCGCCTCGATGGACGCAACCTCCAGCGACTCCACCGTCTCGCCCGAGCTGCTGACCCACTCCACCCAGCCACGCGTGCGGCCGCCGATCTCAGCGCGGCCACCCAAGCGCACCCTGCCCTGGTCCTGCAGCTCCGCGACGAAACGCTGTTCAGGCGTCAGATCCTTGTACGGATCTTCCTTCTCACCCTTCACCTGGGCAACGGCTGCCGTGACGCCTTCCGTGCGCAGGAAGTTGCCGTCCTCATCGAACACCTGGACAGCTTCGCTCGCCGGCGAGGCCTCGACCGGCTTCTCCTTCGAACGGCCGAAGTCGAAAAAGAAGCTCAGGAAGAAGTAGGCGCCAACCAGGCCGGCGGCGATAAACATGGCCGCCCTGGGCGCCATGGCCAGCCAGACATTGGTGCCGCCCTCCTCGTAGACCTCCGTGTTCTCCGACCCCGGCGCGTAGCCGTGGTAGAGCGGATAAATCGCCGGATCGTACTTCTCGGTCTTGCCTCCGATGCGCTCGTACTTCCCCGGGCTGGTCGTGTGCCAATAAGTGACGCGATACTTATTCTTGAAGCCGATGGCCGTCAACTTCTGAAACACGTTCTTGCGCTCGATGCGCGCACGGATCGCCTGATGAACCCGGTTTATCCACTGCGTCATGATGACCGCATCGCCGCCGTTCTGGCCCAGAAGCGCCCAGAAATTCTCGATGGCACCCGGCAGCGGCTGGCGCTCGCTCACGTAGAACTCATGGACCTCATCGATCACGACCAGAGCGTCCTTGAACTGATCCGGGATGCACCACTTTCCCGTCTCGTCTTGGACGCACGCGAAGAAGCTCTTGACCTCCTTCGTATCCACCAGCTGCAGCAGCTCGCGGACCTCGCTCTCCGGCATGCCCAGGTACGCCGCGATCTTGACGTGATCCAACCCATTGAGCCGCGCGAACACCCGGCGCCGCTTTTTCAGCGTGGGCAGAATGTGGTTCTTTACAGCGTCGTAGCTCTTGCCGGCACGCGGCACGCCTTCGTTAAAAACAAGCATGTCACCACTTCCCGAAAGTAACGATCTTGCGAGTGATCTTGAACACTGCGCCAGCGGCCAACAGGCTCATACACTCTGAAATCTTGAAGGTGTCAACGAGCCAGCCAACGGTAGGACCAGCGTTGCCCAGAAGCGAGCCAATAGTGTGCTGGGTCATGAAGTCAGGCACCGGCAGCGATTCAAATGCGAGCGCGACAAGCTCCAGCATCTTCTCCAGCGCCAACACAATCAGGTCCGTGAAAAACGCCTCAATCGCGGCCCACAGCTTCTTCACCAGCCCCAGCAGCCAGCCGGTCAGATCACCCAGCCACCCCGCATACATCAAATTCATGACAGCGCCCAGTAAGCGGCAGCGAGCGCTGCAATGGCCATCAACACCCAGCCGATAGCACGAAGCGCCGAGAGAAACTCACCGGAGCAATGCGCGTCATAAGTCATGGACTCCCAGTAGGCCGACGCAGACACCGTGAACGTTGGGCAGACACCGCCGCCATGAACCGTAAAGAAACCCTGCACAGCACCAATAAGCGGTGATTCCCCCACTCGCGTGCGGAAGGCCGAGAACACGCTGGCAACCGTCTTTCCATTTGCGGTGTACAAGTCACCAGCGGCACTGCCGGGCGGACCAGCGCCATCACCCTCTCCATCGCCATCTCCATTGCCGCTGCCGTTGCCAAGGCCTGAACCAGAGCCTGAGCCGCCCTTACCTTCGCCGCTGGCGCCGCCGCCAGAAGCACCCTGCCCTTTGCTGCCATACGACGACCCCCAGCTTGTGACGTTGCTGGTGCTGGTCTTGCCGTCCTTGGACTCGATGACCGTCGATTGGCCTTGCTGCTCCCACTCACCCCCGTTGTTCGGCGGCAGCGGCGGAGGCTTAGCCTCCTTTCCCTGGGGCGACTTCGTTGCGGCGTCATTGCCAGACGCCTTGATGCCGTTCTCGCCAGCCTCCCAGCAAAACTTCTTGCCCGAGCTTGCGACGGCACAAAGCTGCCCGTCCGGCCGAACACACTGCGTCAACGCACCTTGCGTCACGCATGCATCGCTATCGGGCGGAACATCATCTGGCGAAGCCGTACACACCGAGCCGGTTGGCTCAAGAACCGATGCTCTTGTGAAAATCTTATCGCCCACCTGGTATCGCGTAATGCCACCCTCTGAAATATTCGGGACAAACTGGCACCCGTCCTGGCAGGATCCTGCATCACCAGCATAGATACCCGCGAACGACGGCCGAGAAGAACAGGATGCCTGGCAGTTACCGGTGCCGCCATTCCACTGCTGACCAGCTGGGCAGCCAGTCGTGTAATAAAACTGGGTAACGTAGCCGTAAGAGCTTGATGCCGTGCCGCAACGTGGATAGCTGCGGAAATAGGCCGCCGGCGTATCAGCATTTACTTCCCCAATAGACTGGTCCCAACGAAGAAAGACGCGTTCTGACGTGATGGCGCAGAAGCCAGAGCCATCCATAGCAGCGGCATAGGCTTGAGACTTAGTGCATTTATCCGACTGAGAGCTACACGGAAGGGCGGCGTTAGCAGTGCCAATGCACAGCCATGCCAGAGCGACTGCAAACAATAGCGCAGCAACCCGCCTAATCATGCATCCAACCCCTTCACAGCCGCGACACCACACGCGACGCCTAGCAAGCCGCAGAACAAGCACAGGATCACAGGCGCCCCCTCATCAACCGACCCGTCCAGTAACGCGCCAAGGTCTTGCCGACGAACTCCACGAAGCATGCCAGGGCGAACATGGCCGCCGCACCCGCAATGGCAAGCACAGGCCCGTTGCGGTTGATTCCCGCGATGATGCTTTCAAAGTCCATTGGCAAACCCCCGAAAAGAAGGGGCCGGCGAACCGGCCCCGATGGATCAGCGACCGAAGAAACCGGCCACCTTCTTCGACGCCCAGGACGCGAAGCCGACCAGAGCGATGAGGGCCGCAGCGCCGACGATGGCGGTCACTGCGGAAGTGGTGGAAAGGCCGTCGAGAATGCCCGAGAAATCCATGTTGCTCTCCTTCTGTGATGGTGCCGGCTAGTGAAAGAAGTTCGCCACGCGGCCGGCGATGCGCGCGACGACAAACCACCCGATGACCGCACCAGCGGAGCCGACGAACCAGCCGACTGCCTGCTCAGGTGTGGGCATCGCGAATGCTTGATTGACGAGCTCGTAGACGGCGTGCTCAGTACCCGAAACCAGGACGTAGCCCGTGCACTCGGCCACCGGTTGACCCGTGGGAATCAACGTGCCGTCCGCCTGCAGGGCTACGCACAGGGCCATGGCTCAGGTCGCCGATGCAGCGGCGCGCGAGGTGGCGGGCGTCAGCGGTTCCAGGACGGCGAACTTGCTGAACGCATGCACCCCCTTGTTCACCGTCAGCATCTTTCCGGGGACCATGCGATAGCGGCCCGGCGCGAACGGTGCCTGCCCCTTGTCAAGGCGCACTTCGTAGGGGTACACGAAGCCCATCGTTTCCAGCTTCGCCGCCTGCTTGCGGGTGGTGTACTGCACGTCCTCGCCGGCGTCGTTCTTGAACGAACCGGAACGCTCATCGACCGAGCCGGGGAACACCTCGATGATGATTTCTTCATTCAGCGCCATGGCTGCTTTCCTCGTTGTCGTCATCTGGGCAATCGAGTTCGGCCGACACGTGCGCCCAGTTGACACGTGCGGTTTGCGCCCACTTGGGAACCTTGTCCCGGCGGAGGGTTTCAATCAGCCGCAGCGCGTCGTCGGGCGACGGTGCGAGCCTGAAAATCTGATCGATCGATGCGCCGTACATGCGCTTTGCGTGGCGCATGACTGACTTGAATGTGGCCTTGGTGGCTTCCTCGGTGACAGCCAGGCGCGCCATACAGCTGGCGACGAAATCCAGGCACTCGAAGGCCCCGCGCATGTACTCCAGTGGCCGCGTAAGCACGTCCAGGGAAATGCGCTTCTTGGTGCTGCTGCGGAACTGAAGCTCCCAGCGCACCCACGGGCTGTCCAGGTCGCCGAGCTGCTTGCCCTTCTCGTAGACGCGCAGCTGTTTTTCGCTCTTGCTCTGGCCCACGTAGAACGTGTCACCGTCGCCTGAGGTGATGAACTCCCGGCGCTTGGGGCGCTTGCGCTGGCCGCCGAACGTGTAATCGAACTCGCCGACCTCGTACATGCAACGCACCAGGTCAAGGTTGCGCACGCCATCGAAGTCATCGAACGCGGTGTCCACACGCGTCAGCTGCGCACCGCACTGCTGGAGCTTCGACGCCAGCGTCGCCCAGCGCTCCGGGCCATCGCCGCTAGGATCGCCGCGATACTCGAACAGCGCGCACCCGAGGCCCGTCAGCTCGATGCGCAGCGTGGGGATGCCGCCCTTGCGCTGGGCCAGTTGGCCACCGACTTCGATGGAGCCAGCGAAGTCGCCCCACACGTTGGTCAGGATGAACTTGTAGGCGTAGAACTGGCCCGGCCCGGCGTCCTTGCTCATCGCCAGGCCACAGCCCGCGAATAGGTACTGGAACGCCGCCTGGGCGATGCTGGTGATGACCTGGTCGGCCGGCACGAACGGGACGCGCTCAGCTGTCACGAGCTCGCCACCCTCCCCTGCCCCTGTCTTCTCCCGGGGCTTAGGCCCGAAGGCCCGCAGGTACGTTGCCAAGCCGTCGTAAGAGACCAGGTCGCCCAGGTCACCGCACACGTTCGGAGCCTTCGCCAGCCAGCCGGCGGCATCGAGCAGGTCCCACAGATCGACCGAGCCGGCGATCCAGTCGATCCCTGCCCACGTCCTGGACGCAGATTCCGCCGCCCTGCGGAGCTCGGCATCGACCGGACCACGGCGATCACGGCCACGGGCCAGTGCCTCGCGGCGGGCATCGCTGCTACCTGAACGATTGACTCCCCTGTTAGCCGAGGGGAGTCCAGCAGGTCGGCCGCCGTCAGCCACGCGCGGCCTCCATAGCGTCTGTAAGGCCACCGCCGAAGTCGGCGTACTCCCACATGCCCGGCAGCTCGTCCCAGTCGTAGAAGGCCGCCTCATCGGAGGGAGACATCGCGGACAAGTCCAGGTAGCCGTCAGCATCCCGCAGGTGCGCGAGGCGCGACTCAGCGCCCAGGACGGCTGCTTCCACCTCAGCCCACGCCACCAGCTGCTCTGCACGGGCGGCGCTGCACGCGCGGGCCTCACGCCAGTCCATGACCCACGCGAAGATGCCGGCGGCGCCGATGACTAGGAAAGCGAGGGACACGACCACGAGAGCGGCGATCATGCCTGCGCCTCGCCGTAGACCTTGGAGAGCTTGCGCTCAATCGCCGCATCGGCGAGAGCTACTAGGTCAAAACGACCTGCCTTGATCCAGCGTGCGCGGAAGCTGTAGAGCTTCGCCAGCGAGTAGCACGAGGCCATCCGCGTGGCCTCCATCAAGTTAATTGGGTAACGCATGACTTAAACCCCCGCCCCCTGCCCCGAAGGTGCCGCCCCGCCCTCTCCGTCGAGAGGGCCCGGCAGGGGGAGCCGGCGGGCGGAATCGTCTACATGCGTAGGCGACGGGCGCTTTATAGCCGCCTACACCCGTAGGCGTCAACAGCCGTAGGCTACAGCTGTACAGATCGAGGGCGAGCCGGTATGGACTGGAGTGATTTTTTCGAGAAGACCCGCGTGGCGGCTGGAGCAGAGAGCTTTTCGAAGCTCGCACCAATGCTCGGCATAACGGACGGCGCCATAGGCCATTACCGTCAAGGTCGCCGTGTGCCTCAGGTCTGGGTGGTGGCTGATGCTCTGCGAATACAGGGGCATCCGGAGCCGGAAAAAGCGGCGATTCAGATCATGAAACAGGCCGCACTTACATCGCCCGAGCGAACGTTCTGGAAGCGGCTAGCAGCGACCGCCGTGGCGCTTCTGCTGATGGTTGGCGCCTCGATGCCAGGGCATGTAAAAGCCTCGCAAATTCAAGAACTTGCAAGGCAGGAAGGTTCGTCAATGTATATTATGTAA